ATTACCAACCAGCCATATCAACATATTTCTGACCATCCGCACCACAGTCAGCAAGGAACTCATCTTTTTGCTCAATGCTGTAGTTGCGGCACTTTACTCGCTTGAGTTCTGTTTCTGTCACTTCAAGCCAAGTGGCTTCAAGTGTGTTAGATTTGATGTCGTGGCATACAGCCGCCAAATATGTTGTTCCAACTGGTAATGTTTGCATGATTTACTCCTTATTAAGATGTTACGCCGCCTTTTATGACGGCAAAAGTTAAAATAACTGCCTCGGCAAGCGCCCCAAGGGTTGTATTTCTAAGAATAATCTGAACTGTTCCCGCACGAGAATATTCTGCATACGCCTGATATGCGCCTGCTGTTGCGCCATCAAGAACATTAACTATCACAACGTCACCAGAAGCAACAGTTGAATTATTTAATTGAAAAATTACGTTTGTACTTGATGCCAAAGATGCGGCATTCATCGTAATTCGACCCGTAGGCTTATTCAAAGTGACAGCAGTTGACTTGCTTGTTGCTTGAGTAACAGTGCCGCCAGAGCCTGTGCCGTAGCCAAGACCAGCAGCAGATGTAACAAGTACGTTACCAGAGGTATCAATCCTTGCTCTCTCACTGCCTCCTGTGTAGAAGGTCATGGGCAGGTATGTGCCTGTGCCACGAATACCCAATTGCAGACGGCCTTCAGTTCCTCCGGTATTTGCCAAAATTTGAAACGAAACGCCGTTTGCTTGTGCGGAATCTGATTCGAGATTTAACTGAGAAACAGAACCTGTTCCGTTAGGAATAACAGATATTGCTGTCGTTGAATTAACCGTACTTGTTTGAAATGCAACACGATTTGCAAAAGTCGCATTACTGAAGTCACCAGTGATGCGGTTGCCTGTGCCTGTGAAAGTTAGGTTGCCTGAATCGGTCAGAGATGTAAACGATCCGCTTGCAGGGGTTGTTGCCCCAAGAGTACCGTTAACTGCTGCCGTAGTAAGAGTAAGACCCGCAACAGAAGTTGTTGTAGCTCCCAATGTGAGCGCAGTAGACCCAAGCGTTAAGCTGCTGTTTGCCAGTAAGCTGTTTGGTACGGTTGCCGAGTTTGCTGCAACAACATTGGTTCCGTCAACATACACTGCCCGTGCAGCAGGCTGGGTTACAAACACGTCCTTTGAGCCTGAGCCAAAGTTGACAAGAGAACCCGAGTTACTGGAAGTTAAAACAGTTGTACGCGATAGCGTGTTGCCACCAGAGGTGTACGTGCCAATACCAACCTCATACTCACCAGACACGACGTTGGCAATGGTGTAATAAGTGCTGTTGGAGTTACCAACACCGGCGGAGAATGTTTGGAATCCTGTGTACGCACCAGCAAGCGTTACAGAACCCGTGCCTGTAGTTGTGGTGGTTTCACGGACTCTGTCTGCGAGGACTAAGGCCATTTATCATGCTCCTGTCAGTTGAGACTCTTCAAACCAACGCTGCTGCACATTACCGTCCACGTCCGTCCACTCAACCAGATAAGTGACGTTGCCATCCTCATCCATACGCAGGGCAGAAACAGGGCCTTGGGGAATAACTGCGACAGCCTTGACGACATCGTTTTTTTTGAATGTTGTTGCCATGATTAACCTGCCAAGCTGAGTGTGTAAGTTACGGACAAAGTGTCGCCAGAAACAACTGCGCGATCACCGGGGGCGCTAAAGTCTGCGGCTGAGTACAACGTACCTGTTGTACCGCTCTTGGTATTGTTGCTGGTCAAAAACGCACCGCCAACTGTGGTTGTACCGTTGATGCTGAATGTTGCAGGCGAAGCTGAGTTTGTTGCCACAGAAGGATTTGCGGTAGAAGGTGTGCCGAATGTGCAAGCAGGGCGGGTGGCTTGGCTATACGCAACCACTTCAGTCCAACCAGCATGGGAGGCCATTGTGTCGCCAGCGGCGGGAGTGTTAGAAGCACCAGCGCCATACAAACCCAAATACCAAGCAGCCGTATAAGAGCTACCTGTAAAGTACTTGGCGTTCATGTCTTGCAAACCGACGTTAACCACCAGATTAGGAGCATCAGCTTCCCACTTCAAGTTACCCTGTGCGTCATGGCACTGGACTTTATATACGCCTTTTGCGCTTGCGCTCTCAGCGGCGGAGCCACCAGCGATCAAGCTGCTTGCAGCTACGTCTTGTGATTTAACTTTATCGTTGAACATGGTTACTCCTTAAACAAGTCGAATGAGTGCAGATGTGCTGGTATTAGCAGGCATCGTCACAGTGAAATTATTGGTAGATGTTTTGTCGTTGCCAAAGTCCAAAACACAAATTGCGCCATTTGCTCCGGCTTTGTAAATCAAAGCACCACGGGCGGTGATTGCTCCAGTCCATACTGGGGATGTGAATGACACATATACAACGCTGCCAGAAGCTGTGACTTCAGAAGAAACTGTGGCAGTAACAACTTGTCCGCCAGCAACGTAGTTTCCACCTGTGGCTTCGCCCGTGGTTGTATATTCTGTAGTGGTTTCATCAAGCGTAGCTGCGTTTGTGTACAAGGCCAGCCTGAAGGTGTCAGTCGTCAAATTGATTGACGCATTAGCCAAGCCACTACGCAGGGTGTTGCAAGAAAAATTGCCGGTAAACGCCATCAACGCACCCCGTTATTCTGCGGCAAAGGCGCTTGACGATACTGACCACTGCGGTATGCGTCGCTACGCTCCATACCATCACCAAGACGCTGCGCCAGTGCAAGAGCTTCTGTATATTTTCCGTTGTACAAAGCCACCATATCTTGTTCGGCCTTCATAAAGGTTGCGGCTTCAACAAGTGATCCGTATAACAGAACAGTATCAAAGTTGTCGCCCAACCATGTCTGACCAGAAGCAACGGTAGTAATTGACTCGGGATAGTAGAAGTAATGCAACTCCATTGTGTAAGCGGCATCAGGTGTTGGGCCAAGAATAAAAGACAACTCCGTACTACTGGAAAATGACGGGCCAAACAATGCGTAATACTTGGGGATGGCTGTATCTGTTGGGTGTGGATACGCCTGACGGATGAAGTTCACATCTTTATTTAACAGGTACTCGTAGCTACCATCGGCGGCAACAACGGCCATTGAATACGTGGCTAAAAAATCTGCTGGACAAGCTAAGTACTTGTTGTTTGTAGACGTGAAGCCAGTGACGTTACGGCGAAGCGACGGAAACTGAACCGAGTTGTATATACGTTGTTCAGCCTGCTGGATGAAGGTATTGATCTGCGTGGTTGCAGACACAGTACTACCATTTGCAAGATATACATCGGGGAACTGATTCTCCGTGTACGACTGAATCGTGTTATACAACGTCGTGTAATTCATGCCATCGGGCCTCGTGCCATCAAGCCTTTAGTAGCCGCGCCAGTGCCACGTACTTTGATGCCATCAGTTTTGACTGGCTGATTGCCAGCAGCTTTGCTGACGTTACCAACGCTCATGTTGACTGTTTGAGCTTCGCTGCGGTTTGGCAGTTTGCCGGGGTTGGGTTCAATGCCAACAGCTTTGCCTTTCATGGTGTGTGGTTGTGCATACACCATAGCATTGCCGACTTCTTTGCCCATTCGTTTGTCGCTGAATTTAGCCATTATTTGCCTCGCTGATTTGCAACTTTTGCCATACCGCGACCCATTTTCAACATCATCTCATTGGTCTTGCCACCCTTGGCTAATTTGGTCATAGGCTTGCCGGGGTGCAGCTTTTTCTCATGCTTATGCACTGCGCCAGCAATCATTTTTTTGTCTTGCTTTAAGTCTTTTTTGTCCATGATTAACTCCTAAGTTACGTTTACCGTTACTGTACCAAGTTCTATCGCTAAAACCAAGTTATTTGGCGTAAGCCCTGCGTCAAACCCACTTGCTCCGCCAACAGGATACCAACCCCATTGGAAGATTCGACTGCCGCCTTCTACCGTTCCTGCTCCATCAATCCCAGTGCCAGTTGGGTCAAGCTGCAACCCGTTTGTTCCAGAAATCACATAACTGCGGTCTGGACGAGGATTTCTCAAAGCCTGCGGGTCATCCACAGGATACATCCCCAACTGCAACTGAGGATGATCTGGATCCCAACACTCAGGACAAACCAACAAGTTATATTGCTTTGTTTTAATGATCTCGGTCTTCAGAACCTTCAGTTTAAACCGTTGCCCGCACCGATCACACTCAGCAATTGCATTCTTGCCGGAGGCGTAACGATTACTCACGTTTACCTCCCAATGTAGGTCTGGCGAGGAACAAGTCGCAAAGCTGCTTTCTCATGATCTTCGTATGCTGCCAGTTCCCAAGCTTCGTCATACTGCGTCTTAAGGAACGGAATGCGCTCTGCGCCGTTTGGAATCTTTCCGGCGATGTAATACGACAGGCCAGCCGCCATACAAGGTAAGAACCTAAAAGGTACATCCATGATGTTGACACCGCCGCCTGCGTCTTGGGTGCGTCGCAACCGCCAATACACAAATTGGTATTGCTGTGCATTGTCTGGGGTAGGCCAAACGGTGATCGCTGGAACTTGCTGCCAATACACGGCAGTTGCGCTTGTGTGGCTTGCGGCAGTTGTGTTTTGCTGACCACGGAAACAGTTATACAGAATGTTCCCGTCTATATAGCCGTAGTTAATGATCTCGTTGTCGATCTTTACAAATCCAGCGGCGGGTAAACCAACCGCAGTATTTAGTGTAATTTGGGTAGAAGTAGCTGTAATAGCCCCATTTAGGGTTATCCCTGTCGGCGAAGTCTGACCGTTGTATCGTTGAATCCAAACCTGAATGGGTCTGGCTTGGGTAATCTTGTTGGGAATCGTAGCGTAGGTAGAAACGCTAATCCTTGTGATGCTCAAGTCAGCCTGAGTTGCGGCTACGTTTGCACCCGTACGGATTACATGCTCAAGTAAATCAATGGTGTCGTCAGGTAGGGCGTATGTGTTCTGACCTTGCACAAAGTCAATCGTGCCGGTCTCAATCGTCCACAGGTTGATGCCACGGTTTGCCCAGTCAGCAAACATAATATTCAGGCTGCGTCTGGCGGTACGCAGGTCATATCCAGTGCGAAGCTCACCACCGGCGCGTTCAAACGCCTCCTCTACCAACTCGGTGAGGTCTAGGTTAAAGCCACTTGCGCCGGAAGTTTGTGCCATTAGATTTTCTCCACAGTCTCATGAGCCTTCAAAAGCACTTTTAACCGTTCAATTTCTTTGTCTCGTTCTTCAAGTTTACGCATAAGGCTGTCGTTCATATCAGCCCACATCACGACTTGTTCCATGCGCTGCTTATGATCTCTGTGCATGAGTTCAAACATGCGTTCAGACATTTCAATTTGCTTTTGGATGAAGGTAATCATTATCTAAACCCTGCCGTTTTCTTTGCCACTTTGGGTGGTTGTTTTACGAATTGTTTGCCTTTAGCTTTGCCCGCACGTTTTGCACGTGTTGTTGCAGCGTACTCAGAAGGGCTGAGACTTTTAATCGCAGCTTCAGGAAGGTATCTTTCACCTGTGTCAGAAGATTTTTTACCACTTTTGGTTCTCCATTTTTGGTCGCCCCAGTTTTTAAGGGATTGCTGTGGCGCTTTCAATCTCGGTATCCCCCGCCTGCGGCCTTATAGCGTTTAGCCATAACTTGAGCCTTACGTGCTGACCACTGCCCTGCACCCGTACCTACGATTGCCGCAGCCTTGACGCTGTTGAAGATACGCTTGCGCAACTCAGGCTTAGTGTAATTGCCAGCCTCATTTACCTTAGACTTTGTTTTGCCGCCCTCTTTCATGCCCGGATTCTTTGGATTCTTTGCATTTTTAGGGTTCATAGGGTTAGCTTTCACCTCCCCACCCTCCGCATACATGTCCACATTCTGCGGTTTATCCTTGCGGTGGATGACCTTCTTCCCCGGCATCTTTGACGGGTTAATGTTGCCCATGCCGCGAGAAGACATCATACAAACCGTCCCTTGGTCTTGCCCTTGGTGGCGCAGCCATCAGCACGAGCAGAGGCCGTCATACCACCTTTGGCGAATGCTTTACCCATTTCCGTTTTGGTGGTGGGCGCAGTCTTTCTCTTCTGGTACGCTTCCTCGTCTTTTGCTTCTTGCATAGACTGCTTTTGGCCTGTGGTCATTGACTCTTCTTTGTCGCGGGATTCACGTTTCATTTCGTTTGCCGCTGCACGTTCTTTTGCAGATTCCGCAGTATCTCTTGCGGCTCTATCTTTTTCAGCCTTATCAAGCATTACTTTGGTTGTGCCGAGCACTCCAGCAGCACCCAAAGCACCACCAATCGGCGCAACATAACTCTTGCTACCGCCACCAGACCCCCCACCCTCAAGTGGGTTCAGATCGTTATAGTGTCTTGAGTGTCTTCCCATGATTTTTCCTTAGCAAATCTTGCCGCGTGTTTTGCCACGTGAAGCAATACCATCGCCACGGCGGGAAGCGGTCATGCCGCCGGAAGCCATCTTGACCATGCCACCACGCTTCATGCCTGAAGCTTCTTTGGCTTCGCGTGAGCGACGCTCTGCGGGAGTTTCAAAGTTTTTTACGTAGTCAGCAATACCACTACCAACTTTTTTAGCGCCGGAAACTACCGCATCGCTGGCGGTTTTTGCCGCAGATGGAATATCTGGTGTTTTGTACTGAACCTTACCGCTTAAGTCACGATAGGTTTCACGCATCGCATTAGTTGCTTTGTCAGCTACGGGTTTAGCTGCGGTGGCTAAGGCTCCAGCAGGGCCTTGAGCGACTGTTTTTGCAACTGTTTTTACGGCATCCGCAGTTTTAGATGGTGCAGTAGAACTACGGCCTTCGTTGCTGTAGTTAGGATTTTTAGATGGTGCAGTAGAACTACGGCCTTCGTTGCTGTAGTTGGGGTTTTTGGGCGTAGCAGCGCGGGTACCACGACTCATACTAGCCTCAAGATTACGGGAGTCTGAAGAGGAAGAAGTCTGTTTTGCAGCGGCTTTAGGTGCAGACTTTGATACGGGTGAAACGCCCATTGATGTTCGGCGACCTTCATTTCCATAATTAGCGTCTTCGGCCTCGGGGGCTGTTTTCATGCGTGATTTGATGTAGTCCTCATTGGACATACGGTCGTCAGACGCAGTGACTTTTTTAGTGTCTCCGGTATAAGAACTTGTTTTTTGATCGCCCGCGTCGTCTTTATCACCCTTGTTACGCATGGCGTAAGCAAGACCTGCTAGACCCGCCAATGCTGCTAAATTTCTTGCTTTTGCCATGATTTACTCCTTAACAGGCTTTGCCGCCCATGTTCATCTTAATCATTTTGCCTTTGGTTTTACCCTTGGCCTCAACACCACCACCTTTGGCCATTTTCTTCATGCCGTCTTTGGCGGTGTCCATGCCTTTTTTCATCACAGGTTTGCCCATCTTAGAGGGCATCTCTGATTTGGCTCCAGCTTTTTTCTTAGCTATCATTGCCATAAAACCGGGGTTCATTTTCGTTGCCATAGATCCACCTTCTTTAAAAAGTTCCTGTTTACCTTGGTTGGTTTTAGGATTGTTGATTGTTTGTCGATCAGTACGAGTTGTGGAACCCTTACCAAACTTCATGCCTTTACTGGCCTCGCTGAAGTCCTTGCCTACGGCTTTAGGAACTCCAACCTTCTTCGCAAACGCTGGGTTATGTGCCACAGCATCCATGAATTTCTTTTGTTTATCACTCGTTGCTGGCATCGTCGTCTTTCTTTTTACGGAACAACGTAGAAAACTCTTTGCCTGTAGCCATTTCGTAAATGCGCATGATACCCACTACCGCACCGATCAAACCAAATATGGGCGTGAGTAAGTTCAAGAATGTACCAAGTGTCGTAAACACTGCTACGACGTCCAATACGTTTTTTACGTTGTCTGTATGTTCAGTCATATCAACACTTCCATCTTGCTAGAGAAGCCGCCTTACGGGTGGGCTTGCCTTTTTCATCTTTCATCGGGCCGGGCATACCAGACATACGAGCGCAGAATGACTTCTTACGTGCGCCGCCTTGTGGCTGTGGAGCCTTCAGATTGCTTCCTGTTGCTGCGTTGTACTTGGCGCGACCTTTGGCAGTCAAACCCGCCCCTTTAGAGGCAGGTAGTTTTTCGCCGCGACCAATTGCTAGAGAGGGAGTTTTCTTTGCCATGATGTGTTGACTTTACTGTGTTTCTGTGTTTTAAGCAATTATTTTATGACCAGTTTTTAAAAGAGAAAGAAGAAGTTGCCGTTGCTTGTGACTGGGGTGTAGGTAATAATAATAATGCCAGCCGCACCAGCACCACCCACCGAGTTTGTAGCAGACCCGCTTCCACCGCCGCCGCCACCATATAACCCACCCGCACCACCTGACGTTCCTGACGTTCCATCACCAGCACCACCACCACCACCGCCAGAATAAACTGATGTTCCAGCACCACCAGCAGAACCACTAGTATTAGCCGCACCGCCAGTACCACCCGCACCCGCACCAGTACCCGCTGTTCCACCTGTTGCAGAAGTGCTTGA